CAAATGCGGTCAGTGCATTCTCGCCTGCGGTCTTTGCCTTTCCAGTCAGGCTGTTCAGCTTGCCAGCGGCAGCATCTACCACATTGCCCATGGCGTCCACGACGGTCTGCTTGGTGTCGTTGAGGCCGTTCGCAGTGCCCTGGTTGATGTTTTCACCGTATCCGTACGAGACTTCGCTCGGCGAGTGGATCTTCCAGAATCCGGTGAACACGTTCGCCACGGCGGTTGCCGCGTTGTGCATGGCGTTCTTGACCTTGGCCAGTGCACCTTCATCCTGCAAGCCTTCCTGCAAACCTGCTAGAACATATCGGCCATTTTCGGCCATCACGGTTGAGGGGGAGTTAATGCCGAATACCTCTTTGAATTTGTCGATGGCAGCACCGCCGATTTTTCCAATAAACCGGACTAATGCCCCAATCGGGCGGTCTTCATTGAAGATCTCCATCCACCAATCGCCACTGCCAAATGGTGCAAACAAGTCCTTGATCATCTGCCATATCGTCGATGCAACGGACTCCAGAATGACCCGAACGGTTTCACAAATCACCGGCACTTCTGCTTGGAGCGTGTTGCAGATGATTTCGATCAAGGCCTTCAGTGCGTTCGTGAGTGGCTCTGCACACTGCATGATCACATTGCACAGCATGTTTATCACGGCAACGAGCGCCTGCTCGATGTCGGGAGCTGCATTGATGATCGCCTGACAGATCGGCCCGGCAAACATCGAGAGCACACCCAGAATGGCAGTTGCTCCGGCCAGTTTCAAGGCAGCGGATGCGAACTTATCGAACGCAGTTGCCAGTGCGGTAAATCCCACGCTGACCACTGGAAGTTTCGTTGCCAGCCACCCGGCTCCAAACAGGATGGCAATCAATCCGCCCAATGCCACGGCGGCAACCTTCAATGCGTCCCAGTTGACCACATTGAAAATGACGCACGCCGCTGCCAGCTTGATCATGCCTGTAGAAAGTGTGTTGATCGTCCATGCAGCTTGCAGGGCATCACCAGACATTTTGGACAGCGCAAAAACAGCCACGTACATTCCGGCAAGTGCAACCCCGCACTTGAGCATTGCGCTCCATGCTCCGTCGCCGAGCTTTTCATAAACCGCCACAGCTCCCGCCAGCACCAGCATCGCCGTAGACATTGCCATAATAGCCATTGCTCCGTCCGCCCCAGCGGCTTGCGATGCAATGCTCAATGCGGTCAGTCCGGCAGAAACTTTGATCAGTCCATCGATTGCCTCATCGCCCATTACGGCAAACAGCTCTACTGCTCCGGCCAGAACGATCAAGGACGATGACATCATGAAGATAGCCGCGCCGGAAGTAAACTTTGTCTTGGCGGACAGTGCCGACATCGTGGTTATCAGCAGCATCAGGGTCTTGATGCTCGTCATAGCCGCGTCGAGGTTGACCCGTTTGATATTTGCAATGCTGGATACTGCCTGTGCCGCGATCCAGATGCCGCTTGCCATTGCTGCGATTGCAGCTCCATTTTGAAATCCGGTGGGGCCGATCAGCTTCTGTACCGCAGCCAGAACGGTCGCCATGCTCGTCAGCAGTCCGCCAAGCGAAACTACCGCCAGTCCTGCTTTCGCAAGGCTTGCGAACTTGATCTTACTCAGCGGTTCCAACGCCGTGGAAACGATCTTGATGGCGGTTCCCAGCGCGATCATCTCTGCCGCCGTGGAAAGCAGCACCTTGTGGTTGATGACTTTTTCGCCGATCACCAATGCCTTACTCAGTTCTCCCATAGCCAACATAAGGGCAACCACTGCGGCTGCCGCGATTGCCAGGGCTGCGGCATTTGCTGCAATGTCCCCTTCGTTCAATGCTGCTACAAGGTTCGATAAGCCTTTTGCAATGGAGCCTACCGCAACGCCAAGCCCGATCAGTGCCGCCGCCGTTCCCCACAAGGTCGCTGCGTTCAGCATGCTGGATTTCAGGCTGTCAAATGCCTTATCGAATTTCTTTGCCGTCGGTTCCAGCAGCTTGGCTGCACCGGCGAGCAAAACAATGCTCAACATCGTGACGGCTGCAACGGACTTAAACCGATCGGGGTCGATTCGGCTCATCACGTACATTGCTCCGGCCAAGATCAGCACAGCACTTGCCATGCTCACCAAGGTCTTGCTGGCGTTGTTCTTCTGCCACGTCTTGATGGCGCTCGTCAACTGCTTGAAGGTGCCGGAGATGGAATCCAGCATTCCCGTCAGCGGCGTTTGCAGCATCTTCTTCAGGCTGTTCATCGCCTTCGCGAACTGCCCGATGCTGAACGCCAGCAGTCCCACGTCGATCAAGCTCAGCAGGCGGTAAACATCCGTTCCGCTGATGGAGTCGAAGCCCACCTTCAGCGCCTCGAAGAACTTCTTCACCGGGTCTACCACGGTGTCCGCCGTCGCTTCGATGCTTGAAATGTTCTTCTTGAAGGTCGTCGCAAAGGTCGTCACGGCCTCTCCGATCTTCACCGGCAGATTCGTCAGGGTCGTCTCCAGACTGTCTGCACCATCCAGCTGGCCCTTCACCCATTTTTTGAGGAAGTCCGCTGTCTCGCCCAGTTTCGCGATCACCCCTCCAGCCACCGCGCCGAGGACGCCCAGCAGGGTCAGACCGCCGCCTGCCGCCTGTCCCGCCAGCACGATCAGAGGTTTCAGCACTTTCTGCGCATTCTCGGAAAGCCCGCTGATCCAGCTCAGGTTCCCGCCGCTCTGCACGAGGGCGTCCAGCTGCTCTTTCAGTCCGGCCAGCGAGAAGTTCTTTGCGAGGTCTTTCAGGTCCCCCAGCGGGCTCAGCAGCTTTTTCAGGCTGGCCCGGATGGTGTCGAACCGCTCCCCCAGGGTCTTCGTGCCAGTCAGCGCTTCGCCCACTTCGGTCACAAAATCCCCGAAACCTCCCGCCACGTCAAGGATGCTGTCTTTCACCGGCTTCAGCACGTCCGCCAGTCCACCCAGCAGCTTCACCGCCGTCTTCACGACCTTTGCGATGGTGTCGGTGCCGACCCGGATGACCCGGAACAGTCCCGTAAAGGCGCCCCTGATCTTTGTGGCGGTCTCCTCGCCGATGATGAGCTTGCTCGTGGCGTAATCCAGCCCTTCCGCAAAGCTCTTGATCTGCTTGCCGCTCGTCGGCGGGAAGATCTCCTGGAACGCATCGTGGATGGGCTGCACCAGAGCGCTCAGTGCATCCATGATGTTCCACAGACTCTGCATCAGGTGTTCGCGGCCCGAAAGCTCGCTCATACCGGCGGCATAGTCTGCCAGGCTGGCTTCTCCGGTCCGGAACTCCTCGTTCAACCGGCTCAGCGCTTCGTAGTCCCGCTCGATGGCTTCCTTGTCCAGGTTGCGGGCGTCCAGCTCCTCGTCACTCATGGCGAGGTACTTTTCCAGGCTGACGAGGGTCACGTCCAATCCATTTTGAAGCAGCTCGGCGTTGACACCGCCATCCCGCAATGCGTTCGCAAAGCTGCCCGCTTCTTCAATGGATTCTTCGGTCACCGCCCCGCTGGCCAGTGCCACTTTTTGCAGCACGGTGTCGTAGGTCTCCGCCTGGTCGCCCAGCTTGTCGTTCAGCTGTTTCCAGCCGGTGTCGAGACCCTCTTTCAGCCGTTCGTTCAGCGCGTCGATGGACGGTACGAAAATATCGTACAGCCGGTTCGCCAGTTCCGTCCAGGTCTCGGTCGCTTCCTCCTTGTTGCCGAAGAAGGTCTCGAAGACTTTCATCCAGGAGGAGCTGACCGCGTCCTTCGTGGAGTCGATGGCCTGCTCGAAGCTCGTTGCCTGTTGAGCCGCCAACGCCGCGCGCTCTGCCAGCTCGCCGTATTGCCCGCTCAGTTTCTCCAGCGCCTCGGAGCTGGTCATGCCAGGGTTCTGCTGCACCATATCGTACGCAGCTTCCATCATGGAGGCGTACTTTTCGAAGGTCTTTTCCATGACCTTCGTGTCAGCCCACTTTTTCGAAAGGGTGCTTTCGAAGGTGGCAATGGTCACCTCGCCCTCTTTCAGTTTGCCCATCTCCACAGCCGTGTCGATGAGTTCCTGTTTCAGAGCCTTGGTGGCCGTGCCCATCAGGTTGAGGCTCTTCCAGTCCTGCAATTGCAGGTGACCGGCGCTGTAACTCTGGGTCAGGTTTCGGATAGTGCTCTGGAACGCAAAGCCCGTTTTACCGGCGTCGGCGGTGGCGTTGGCGATGCCCATGATCATGGGGATCATCTTCTTGATGTCGCCGCCTGCCGCAGTCATCTGCGAAAGGGCACTCGTCATCTCACTGAAGCTGTAACTCGTCTCGTCCGAGTACCACATCAGCTTGTTCAGGTAGCCGTTGACGTTGTCGATGCTTTCGCCCGTCGCGTTCATGATGGTCTGCACATTCGAGGTCTTCTCGATGTACTTATTCCATCCGCTGGCCACCTGGTCCACCGAAAGGCTCTTCACCAACCGTTCGCCGGTGTCCACGATCTTGTTCGTGATGTTGGTCAGTGCGGCCACAGCCATCACGTCCAGCGCGTTGAACTTCACCTTCAGGGTGTCCAGTGCGCCTTCCATCTCGTCGAAGTTCACGTTCCGCTGGGCTTTTTCGATGTTTTCGAAGCCCTTGTCCACGTCCTTGAACTGCAACTTTTCCTGGAGCCGGTCCAGAGTCTTCATGCTCTCGCGCGTGTTCTTCTCAAACTGTGCGTTGTCAAACCGCATTTCGACCACGCGCTGGTCTACTTCTCTGCTCATCCTCTCTGCACCTCCCTCCATGCTTTGCGGGCGATCTCCTCAAAGATCGGCTTCATGGCCGGGTTGATATAATCAACGCCTTCCACATAGCCGCCGTTCCGTGTGCTGTGCCCGTACTGTAAAATGACCGCGATCGGTACGTCGTCCACGACGTTCGTGTTCGACCAGGTGATTACGATGCTATCGGCCCCTTTCGTCACCCGGTAATTCCAGCTCGCGGCGGTCTTTCCGGTGTCTTTCGGGGTCGCCTCAACCAGCGCTGCCACGCCCTTTTTGCCGTACTCATCCAGCACTGCATCCAGGTCCATCCGGCTCACCCGCTTCAAAAATCCGCTCGTCTTCTTAAACTTCCCCTTCTGACGAAATACAATGATTTTTGGCATTCATTACCCTCTCGTGCCATACTTCTTCATCCGCGCCGCGTTCAGCTCTCTGCGCTGGCGCAATGCGTCTTTCCGGCTCATCTTCCGGGGCGGAGCCTGCTCTTCCTGACAGACCCGGATCAGGGTCATCAGGCGGTTTAGATGCCACCGCTCACATTCAATGGGCACCCCGGCCTGGAACATCCGGGAATATAACACCTCGCTCGTCAGCACCTTTCCCGTGCCGGGCGGCCGCCTTCTTGCGCGGCGCTTTGCGGTGCCATTTTGATTTTTTTCGCCCGGTCTCCCTTCGCCTGCAAACCAGGTCGCGGTCATCGGGTCTTCCATATATCGGTAAATAGCATTCAGGTTTTCCACCGTCAGCCGGGCGTATACCGTCGGGTCCACACCCTGAGTCACCGTCATGCAGCGCACAAAGTCTTGCATCTGTTCCGGTGTCTTTTCCATGCTGTCGTCGAAAAACGGGATATGCCACTTGCTTTCCCATTTGGACAGGGAGACAAGCGAATACTCCAGCCGCAGCGTCACCGCCTTCGTGCTGGTAAATTCCGCCCGCCTCGCATCCCAGAGCTCCTCGCCGGGAATTGTGATCTCAAACATTCGTCTTATCTCCCTGTGGTTTCAAATGTGGGTCAGCCCTGTGCAGAGCTGGTCACTGCCAGCGTCACGGGCACGGCCTGCGCTGCCGGGTTTGCACCGGGCTTTGCACTGAACTTGCCATTCGGGGCAAGTGCGTTGATGAACTTGGTGGCCTTTTCGGTGTCGGTCGCCAGCGACATGTAGAAGTCAGAAAATGCCTGGGTCGCCGCAAAGTTTGCGAAGATCTCCGGGCTCTTCATGAACCGGCGGCCGTCGGCGCTCTTCTCGCCGTAGGCCTTCTCGATCACGGTCTTGAACAGTTCCACCAGCTCCTTCTGGCTCTTCGCCTTCACGATGCGGTCAATGTACTCCTGCAAGCCGCCCTCCACAGAGAGGCTCCATTCGGTGATCTCCGCCTCGGTCAGGTTGAAGTAGAAGTTTTCGGTGCGCTCCACACCGTCAAAGTCGGTGTAGGTAATGGGTTCACAGATCATGGTTTTCTCCTTTCAATAGCTGCCTGTCCGCTGCCGCGGAGCCCGGCATTTTACGCCCGGTCGGGCTTTTTTTCGTCCAGCACTCGCAACACCGCCCTGCCAATGGCTCCCCTATCAGGGGAGCTGGCGAGCGAAGCGAGACTGAGAGGTTACGCAGCGGCCTTCAGCAGCTCGATGACCTCGTCCGGGGTCGGCAGAGATGCGGTGGTGTTCTCGGTGCCATACAGCTTGTCCTCCAGGGCCTTCAGCTTGGCCGGGTCGGTCTTCAGGCTGTTGATCTCCATGTGCGCGGTGGGCTTGTAGCCTGCCACGTTCACCGGGGTGGTGTCACACTCCCAGCTGAAGGTGATGGCATCCGGGCTGTCGTTCACGGTCTCGTAGCTCTTCTCGCTGGGGGAAGCAGTCGAGTTCCATGCGATGTGGACGATGTAGCCGTCATCATCGTCCATCACGGTGTCGTTGCCGATGCTGGTCACCCAGCTGAAGCCAAAGGGCAGACGGCGCTGCTGGCCGATGGTCACGCCGGGCACGATCTCCGCGCTGCCGTCGCAGGCCTCGAACTCCGGCGGATACATGTAGGACTCAATGGTGTACTTGAACTCTTCCGCTGCGCGGAGACCGGCATACACCATATCGTCTGCGTGCAGCTTGGTCAGGTCTGCACCGTCGGGGCTCTCGGTCACGGCAGTCAGGCCGTTCCAGACCACACCCTTGGGGTAAGCACCCTTGTTATCCATCGGGTACAGCACGCCGTGCTTGGTACCAGTGTGGTAAAAGCGCTCACCAGTCTTATCCCATTCCAGTCTTGCCATAGGTTCATCCTCCTTAGTAGTAGATGGTAAATGTGTCGTGATGCAGCCCGTCCGAAACGAAGTGCCGGTCATGCCCGCACCTCGGCAGGCGCGAAGCCGCCAGCACCATCGGGCTGTCCGGTTTCGGGTCGATCACCGTCAGGGTATAAAAAAAGCGCTGCAGATAAACGTTGTCATCCGCAGCGACATTTCTGATCTTGCTCCGCTTATAGCAGATGCAGGGGTAGTTCATCGCCAGTCCGTTCTTCGGCTGGTAATAGACGTTCTCGCTCCCGCACCGCTCTTTTACGATGGCGCGCAGCAGCTTGTCCAGCGCCAGGCGCCGGTCCAGCAGGGTATCAGCCATGGTATTGCCCTCCCAGTGTCAGGATCAGCCGCGGGAACTGCACGTCCACGTTGTCGATGATCCACTTTGCGCCATAGAGCGTCGCATACCGCATGGCGTAGAAATGCTCCTGCGCAAAGGGGTCTGCCAGGATGCTCAGCTGGTTCGACACCGTCGTTTCACCGTTCACCTGGTCACCCAGATCAAAACGGCGGGTGTTCCGCACAAGGTCCCCATAGTAGTCCCGTTCCTTCATGGTCTCTTCGTATACGCTCGGTTCTGTCTCCAGTGTCTCAGCGTATCCGATCTTTCCAAACCACTTGCTCATTGCATTTCACTCCATTTTGAATCGTTCAGCACAGCACCGTCCGGTCGAGCACTGCCTCGTCCAGAACGGCGGGCCTTCAGGCCGGGTCGGTATCTGCGGCGGTGCAGGTCACAGCGGTGGTGCCGTCGGTCACGACCACACCGGCCGCCAGCAGTGCCACCGGCAGGTAGGTCTTGTCCGCACCCATGATGATCAGGCGGCCCAGCTTGAACGCCTTCTCCACGTCGGCCTTCTTTGCCTGGGTCTTGTGCGCCTCATCCTCATACAACTTCTTGTCGGTGTGCAGGTAGGCAACGTAGTTTGCCACATGCAGGTCATAACCGGTCTCATAAATGGTTTTCAGCATAACTCAATTCCTTTCTGCCTGCCCTCTGTCGCAGGGCCCGGCGTAAACCCTCTCCGTCTCGCTGTGGTTTTACGCAGCAAACTCGATGGCCATCGCGCTGAAGGGCACCGCCAGTGCGCCGGAGCAGCGGGTCTCGATCAGGTACTTCTGGGCGTTGTAATCGATGTCGAAGTCGTCGAACATCGCAACCGCACCGCCCTTGTCGGCACCCACGGTGTAGTCGGCCAGGTTCACGATCACGCCGATCAGCTCGCCACCCTTGGCGCCGGTGCGGCCCTCCATCTCAGGGATGGTTACGATCTCCTTCACGCGCAGCTTGCGGGCCAGAGCAGCAGTGTCTGCATACAGCGGGTGGCCGATGCCGTCTTCCAGCAGCAGCATCTCAGTCAGGATGTCCTCGGTGGTGAAGAAGGTCGGGGTGCCGGAGCCACGGTAGTTCTTGCGGCTGCGCAGGATCTGCTTGATGGTAGCCTGCATCTTATCCTCGATCTTGGTCAGACCGGCAGTGGAGACCTGGATCTTGATGGTGAACAGGTCCGCATCGTTCACGACGGGGCGGATGCAGTTCTCGTCGATCTTGTCCTCGCTGCCTGCGGGGCGGCCGTCGCCCAGAATGTAGCTCAGGGCCAGTTCCCGGTTCAGCTTGTAGCGCATCTCACTCCTCAGCCAGGAGACCACGTCAAAGCTGGTGATGTCGATCACATCGTCGCGGTCCAGCTTCTGCTTCTTGTAGACGGTGGTGGGGCTGGTGGAGCGGCGCAGCAGGCCGAAGACCTCTTCTTTCTTGAAGTTGCCCTTGATGTAGCCCTTGGCACGAGCCTCATCCTCGGTCAGGTCAGCAAACTGGCTCTTAAAGCGGCTGAAGGGGATGTGATGCACACCGCCCATCACCTTGCTCACCCAGTCATCCGGCTTCTCGATGATGCGGGGCGTGTTGTCGAGCAGGTGGTCATCCGGGAACAGCCAGTCGATGTTGTCGATGCTGTGGGCCAGTTCATCGGTGTCAATGCCAGCGTCCTCAAAGGCCTGCTTCAGCGTACCGTGGCTCTTGGCGCCCTTGATGATGCTGTTGATCTCTTCCATGTTGTGCTGGAGCACAGTTGCGCGGGTGTCCTTGTCAAAAACATTCTGCTTCACGGTTTCATCCTCCTCACCGTCGTCTTCGCCGCCGTTCTCCTCCAGGGCCAGTCCCACGAGGGCGTGGCAGCATTCCTTCTGCTCGTCGGTCATGCTGTTATAGACTTGTTCGAGCGTCTTACCGTCTTTCTTTTCGTCCGCCATTTTGGCTTCCTCCTGTTTTGCGTTGTCTCCGCCGTGGGCCAGTTCCTCCAGCGGATTGCCATCCGGGTCCATGCCGTGGGTCAGGCTCAGTCCTTCGTCGTTGTAGATGAAGGCCTCTCCGCCCTCGTAGTCCTCATCGGCGCTGTGCTTGATCACCTCGTCGATGAGTGCGCCGGGGTTGCAGCCTGCCAGCACGAGGCTCACTTCCCGGATGAAGCCATGCTTCACGGTCTTACCCACCTTCTGCACACCGTTTGCGAAGATGGAAAAGGCGTTCATGTCGCCGCTTTCCACGCATGCACGGGCGGTCTTGCCTGCCTCGGTGTCGTTGAACTTCGCGTAGGCATACACGCCGCCCGGCCGGTTCTCCAGCAGGCATTTGCCGATCACATTGCCGATGTCGCTGTGGTCGTGGTTGTAGACCATGGGCACCACCTTACCGTCGCATTCCTTGAACGCGTCCTGCGCAATGGTCAGCCCGTCGTAACAGCGGGTGTTCGCTTTCGTCGCCCAGCCGCTGCAATCATAGTCAAAATTCACCATTTTGAAAAATGTTTCTCCTTTCTACCCATTCACCAGCCGCTCCACGGTGTCCCGCCCGGCTGCCACCGGGTCCGGCGCCCCGCCGTCGTTCGGCTGCGAGATGTTCGCATTCCGCAGTCTGTCCGCATTCGGGTCTTTCGAGGGCTTCATGCCGATGATCTGCCGGAACTCGTTGCTCGTCATGATCTCGTTGCGGGTAAACTTGTCCGCCATCTCGGCCACCATGCTCACCGGGGCCAGCTTGAACGGGTCGCGGAAATAGAGCACGGATTCGCCGTTTGCCCGCGCTTCCTCGGTCAGAAACTTCCGCTTCAGCTCATCCACGGCAGCCGCCACCAACGGTTCAATGGTTCGGTTCTCGTAGTTGGTCATCACAGTGTCGTTCGCCGTACCGTTCATGATCTCCGGTGTAATGCCCAACTGACTGTATGCCATGTTTGTCAGGTATTCCACGGTCTTCAGAAGGTTGTTTTCGAGACTGCGGTTCAACTGCGTGATATGTTCCGTGCCGTCGGTATACGCGATGCCGTATTTGCTTCCCGCCAGCTGCCGTTCGATCTCGGCGCGGCGGTCTTCGGCCTGTTTCTTCCGGGCTTCGCTCCTGACGATGTAAGGCAGCTGGATGATGAGGTCGAGCTTGCCGCTGCCCAGCTGGTCATCCACCACGTCCATCAGGTTCAGTTTCCGGATGAGCCGCTGAACGGTGCTGTTCGGCTCGTTCATCACAGCATAGAACGGGTTCTCGATGATGGCCACCTGCGCTTTCGGCAGGGTCAGTTCCTCCCGCTGTCCGGTCCGGTCGTTGTACACTTCCAGCCGCACGTCGTCGGGGTACCATTCCTTGATCTTGCCCACCCGCATGGATTCGATCGTCACGTCCCCGGTCTTCTGGTCGGTGTCAACGTCCACCGGCACCAGCGCCACCGCGCCTTCGTCCAGCACCGAAAGAAACAGGTCGTACCGCAAAGCACGTCCCGTCTGGTCTTTGTTGCCGGATAGATTCAGGCATGAATTAAGGCCCGAATCAACGGTCTCGTCATAGCGTCCGTTTTCATCGAGCCTTACATGGTTGATGGTGATGCTGGCCGCATCCGTTGCGATGCGGGTATAGATCGCGGTCAGGATGGTCCGGTCATTTCCACGGTTCAGCCGCACCCGGTCAGGCCGGTAACTGTATCCTCCGCCGTAGGAACTCTTTCCGGGAGGGTCCCGGTTCGTAAAGGCATTCCAGGCCCGCTTCAGCCTGGAGCCAAATGTCTGCGCCATTTTGATTTTCCTCCCGGTCAGTTATCTTTCTTCTCGTCGTCTTTCTTCTGCTGCTGTCCGCCGCTGGCACCACCACTCACGATCGCGTTCGCCAGTTCCGGGTTCTTCAGCTCTTTCGTGATGAACTGCTTGGCACTGTAGCTCATCGCACCGGAAACTGCCTTAGTCAGAAACTGCTGGGAAGCATTGGTCATTACGGTCTTCACAAAGCTCTGACCCTCGTAAACATCCTTCCGCAGCTGCTTCACGTCCTTCTGGAGCTGGAGCCTCTCTTTCTCGGCTTTCAGTTCCTTGTTCGGGTCGTCGGCGCGGATGTTCGTCTGCCCCTGAAGATCGCGGTACTGCTTCTCCATCTGGAGCCGGTTGATGCGGCTTCGCAGCTCGTCGTCCGAGTAATCCTCTGCATTCCGGCCGGAGCGTTTCGGCGCATATTCCACCTTCGGTTCATCTTCTGAACCGGCGTTCCCATCTCCGGCATAGTGCTTTTTGCCTGCGGCCGTCAGGGTGCCGTCCTTGTTCTGATACCGCCGCACGCCCCACTTCATGCCTTTGATGCCCCAGTGGCAAAGCGCGCCATCGTCATATCTCCACATTTTCCGCTTTTCACCTCACTTCGCCTTCCGCGTATAAGCCCCCGGAACAAACAAGCTTTTGTGCCACCCGGCCTTCCGGTATGCTTTTTTCTCGGTTTTGTCGCTCGGCTTTTTCTTAAAGTCCATCTGCTTGCCCATGAGTCGGGCAACCGTCTGCATGCCTTTCTGCACCGCGATTTTACGCCGCGTCGTGGACATCTTCTTGTTGTAGCGCTTCCTGGCTTGCTTCATGCGCTTTTTCTTTTCCTTCGGCGTCTCTTTCAAAGCGCGTTCTCTGCGGTATTTGTCATTCCGCAGTTTATCCGCTTCTTCAGCAGAGATATACTTTTTCCGGAGCTCTGTTTGACCGTCCGTATCGACATACTGCTCCGTTGCGACATGCGCTGTCCTGCCGTTGGCGTGATGTTCCAGCCGGTATGCTCCGGTTAGTTTTTTCTTTCCACTGCGGATATAAGCTTCGTAGTCCGCCTTGGAATAGAAATAACGATATACGTTCTTTCCATTCTTCGTTCCGGCTGATACACGCATGTAATATTTATGATTTCCCTTCGCACTGCCCTTCTGGTTTCCCCAGAAGCCATGCTCCAGGTAGTCCCACCAATCGTTCACTCTATCGCTCCTTTTCGCTAATTTACTTTTTCGGTTCTCTGTGCTATTCTTGTAATAAGACGTACTTGAATATGATACGGAGGTTTTCATCATGACAAACGAGGAACAGGCTTTGTATGATCGTGTAAAATCTGGCGAGTTTGACGGAATGGTCGGCAATCTTTGGGAGAACAACTATGGTTCGACCTTTTACACGCTAATAAAAGATGGAAAGATTGCTCGTTACAAGCAAACGTCCAGTGGCAGATTCTTTAATGGCAAGGAAAATGAATCCTACGGTGGAAAGACAAAAATAGTGGAACAATGGAATACCGTTGAAGAAATTTTGTCTTTCCTTCAGAAATATGGCTGGCTCATAGCCGATGCCGCCGTAAATGCTTACAGCGCCAAATTCAAAGGAAAGAAATAAATTTCACTCAAACGCATCCCGGTTCAGTTTCCAAGCCACATAGGCGTCCATCATGGCCGCTACGGCGTCAATCTTCTGGTCCTGCCGCTGCTTGTACAGTTTCCGGTTTCCGTTCGTGTCCACCAGTGTGATGCAATTTCCCATGGCAAACTGCATCAGTTTTTCGTCAAAGACCAGTTTCCGCTGTTCGCTCAGCTTCTTCAGTTCCCCAAGCGGCACGCTTTCCGTCTTTGCACCCTGGATCACCTTGGTGATGCCGAAGCTGCCGTTCTCCAGCGCCCAGCGCTCCACGAATTCCTTCGCGTTATAGGGGTCATAGCCAAAAGCCCGCACGTCGTACTCGTTCTCCTGGATGAACCGGTCCAGATCGTCGTAGACCTGCATCATGTCCAGCACCGTGCCGTCGAATACGAACAGTGTCCCTTCGTTCATGAACTCCTCGTATTGGTTCCGGCGGCTCATCGGCAGCTGGCTCAGGGTGTAGCTCGTGATGTAGTCCCGCGTTTTCACGCCGAAATATCCGTTCGACAGCGGGAACAGGAAGGTGAACGAACAGAAGTCGTCGCCCATCGAAAGGTCTGCTCCCATCGCACAGGGCATCTGCCAGTAATTCCGGCGGCGGTGGCACAGTGTCTCCTCGTAAGGGAAGAAATAGGTGTATCCTTCCATCGGCAGGTTGAACCGCTTGGCCAGAATGTCGTTCCGGGCGCTGGGCGATTTCTCGGCGCGCTCCACATCCAGCTGGTAGGTCTCGTAGCTCACGGTCTTGCCCAGATTCGGGTTTGCCTTCAGCCACATCTCCGGCTGCCCCACCTCGTCGAGGGAGTCCAGCTTGTAGTACCAGATGCTCACATGCGGGTTGATGTACTCCCCTTTCAGGATCTGCATCAACTCCATTTTGATGTCATCACCGCAGCCGTTGCGCACAGTGCCTTCCGAGCTTGCAGCCACGATGAGATAGTTCTCGTTCTTGGCCGCGCCCTGCTCGATGGCGCCGATGGGGTCTTCCCGGATGTCACACGAGAGCCACTCGTCCACGGTCGCCACTGTGTCGCGCCGTCCCTGCAATTTCTCAATGGTCATCGGGCGCACTTCCAGCAGGCTGTTCGTCAGGAAGTTCTCGATGCCCTTCTTTGTGCTGGCCATCTTGACGCGGTCGGCCTTCGAGCCTGTCGTGTTCTGCAAACTGCCTTCTGTCATGAACTTCAGCACCGGGCCCTTTGCCCGCGCCAGCGCGGTGCGCATCGGGGCCAGCACCTCTTCGGCCTGTTTCATGGTCGGGGCGGTCGTCAGCTGCTGGGTCGTCGTGGTGTATGCCGTCAGGAAATAGGCCTGCAAAAACTCCAGATACATCGTCTTTGCCGCCGAACGGGTGATGATGAGATACTGCTTCGTCACCAGCCGTTTCTTGATGCGCCGGGTCTCATAGTGCCCGCCCGCACTGTGCTCGTTTGGCACAAAGACGCTCCGCTCCACGAAGTAATACCAGCCGAAGATCTCCTCCGCCCACAGCTTGAAGCTCTCCAGCATCTTCACATCGGTGCCGTCGGTCAGGGTCAGCTCGTCCTCGCAGAATGCAATAAAGCCGTTCACTGCCTTGTCATCGTACCAGATGCCAGGGTTTGCGATCAGGTCGTCGATCCGGTTCATCTCCATGGAGATTTCCCGGCAGACCGGGATCTCGCCACGCATCACGGCCTCCCGAAAGCGGCCGTAGTAGATCGGCGTGGCCGTGTTCGAGAGTGCCATGATTTATGCTCCTTCATTATTGCAGCGTGCTTGGCGCGTCGCTCAGGTTGTGCACGATGCCGTACCAGCGGCAGTTCGTCTGCTTGCTCAGGTCCACATCGCTGAACTTGGTCACGCCCGAACAGTTGATGTCCGCGCCAAAGACCTTGTACATTGCCTGCCCGGTCGGGTTGGCCGGGAAGACATAGGCCGTCAGGCCGGTGGGCCAGGTTTCAGCAGCAATATACCATCTGAAGTTCGTGATATAGGCAAGGGTCCGCCCGTCGTAGAATTTGAATCCTCTCTGGTAGGTGTCGCAGTAGCAGTCCGAGAAGCGGGGGCCATTCACGCGAATGTACGCAAAGACCGTGTTCTCCAGAAGGGCCTTCTTGGTGTCGTTGTCGCTGTAATTGAAATCGAAGCACCAGGCGTGAACGTTGTGAAAGATGCTGCTGCCGCTGCACGAGAGCGCCGTCTTCACGTTCATGATGACGATATCGGTGTACATGGAGTCGCCGGTGTCGTAAATGCCCACTGCATCCGGATAGATCAGCGACGTCTCGATCAGACAGTTGCGCACCATCAGCTCATACGAGAGGTTGCCTTCCGTCTGGCCGTCGCTGTTGGTCATCGAAGCGTCGTTGAATTTGCCGCAGATGCCGTACCGCTGGAAGTTTTGGATGGAGATGTGGTCCAGCAGGGTGCATTTCTGCCGTGCCACGGCGATGCAGTCGTCTGCCTTGAAGTTCGCGTTGACTTTACCGTTGCCCCGGATGAACATGTCCTGTTGGGGCGTTTCAGGCGGGGTCATCTTGCCGCGGATCTCGATAAAGCGGTTCACTTTGGTGGCCGCCGTGCACTTCAACTCAGCGTTGTCGAGCACCATGTAGCAGAGGTCGAGCACCAGCTTGCCGGAAAACGCATACACACCCTTCGGGAAATACAGTGTTTCGCCGGGGCGCGCGGCCACCAGATCGTTGAATGCGGCCAGGTTGTCGGTGGTGCCGTCTCCCTTGAAGCCATAGTCCAGCACGTTCAGCATCCCGCTGCCGCCGCCTGTGCTCAGGGTGGTGCCATTCAGGTCGTATACCATATCAGTTTGCCTCCATCAGGGTCGTGA